AGATGCTGAAAAACAGGCCAAGCGTGACGAGAAACTTGCTATCCAGAATGAAAAGCAAATGGCCAAGTGGGAGAAATTCCAAAAGCTACCAGTTCAGATGGAGAAATGGATTGACAAAGAAATTAAAAAACTAGCTGAAATCATTAGCCCAGAAGGTTTAGCTCTCATTCAAGCTACGGCAGACCATATGGGTTACGAATTTGATAGGGAATGGAAAATTAAATCTATCTCTAAAGACATCGAGACACACAATACTTTGAGAAATGACCTCAGACATTGGCAAAATGACGAGACAGGACTCAAGGCACTGTTCGACAAAGGTGTAGACACACGCAACAAACTAAAGGAGATGTACGGAGTTTAATTACTCCTACATCCTTTTTTTTTATTTACAGGAGATTTTAAAAATGAAAACTATTCAAGAAATTATTACCAGACTTAACTACCTAGAAGATCATGGTAAACAAATTCAAAAAGACAAAGGTAGCAATTACTGGTTACAAGAAGTTGGTAAATGGGAAGATTTATTTTGTCGCCATCCTGACGCAGACCAGACAAGAACATCTGACACTTACCCATGGAGATGGGAAATGAAATCTGGAGAGCAATAATGGACACATTCTATTTACAAATAATTTCTGAGTACAACAATTCTCGTTACCAAGAAAACGGCTACAAGAATAGATACGAATACTTGGAAAGCTTACGAGAACAGTACGGTGAAGAGAAAGTCAATGCACTGCTAACAGTTCTCCCACCATCAGAAGACTTTGATGGTTTAGTTACTGAGCTAGAAGACAGCAATTTTTAGAGGGCGTAACAACCCTCTTTTTTTTTGCCCAATTACTTGAATTAATGTTGCATTTATGGCAATATATAGACATGGAATCAACTATTAAAACACCAGTACAATTAGCCATTGCCGAGTTCGGTGGTGTGCGTGCTTTAGCACGAGCCATCCACAGAGATCCAGCATCAGTATCTAAATGGCAGAAAGGAGATGGAACTATACCAACATCTATCCAACGTAAGCTGCTTGAGACTGCATGGGATAGAGGTATAGAACTATCAGCCCATGAACTTATCTTTGGAAGAGAATGAACTGCTATTGGTGCGATACTGACCTAATACCTAGTGGAGACATAGACATTGATGAGTCAATGCCCCAATACCCAGAGTTTTCAGTATTAACAAATTTATCTTGCTTTAGATGCGGTTCGCAGGTAGAAGTTTTAAAAAAAAGAGATGCCTTCGATTAACCAGTTACTTGACAGGGGTTGCATTATGTGCAATACTTAATTACGAAGGTGTTATGCCTTCAATTCGTCACTTACAAATTTTTATTTACAAAACGAATGACAATTCAATTACCAAAAAGTTCACATCCAACAGGACTACACTTTTTCAAACGCAATCCACATCCTAAAAAGGAAGACCATGGTGATTGCGGAGTTAGAGCTATTACTCTAGCTACAGGCACAGATTACTCACGAGTAAAATATTATGCCGACCAATGGATTCAAGAGAATGATTATGAATACTCTGAACCATGTTGGGGCTACAGGACTAGATACAAAACTTCCTACGGTGGTATGACCGCAGGTGACATGACTTCTATCATTCATACAATAGGCCGAAGTTACAACACAGACCTCAGACGTTGGAGTCGACATGGTCTTTTTAGTGCTAAATTTCATGTCGATCAATTACCAAGTGTTTGCATTGTTGAGCAATGCCAGCATTTTGTAGCTGTAAAAGATGGTGCTATCTACGACAGTTGGGATAGCAGGGGTAAGACTAAAAAATTAAAACAGGTGCATGGTTTATGGTGTCATGACGATGTTTGGGATAACTTTGTTAGCAACAGATACCAATGACAGATACGCAAAAACTACAAAGGTTGGCCTACTTGGCCAGCCTTCCCTATCTTGACCACACTCCAGAAGATTGGGATGAAGAATTACGTTTGGAGTGTGAATTACAGGATTTAGACCAATGACTAAAAAATACGAAATCGTAGAACGAAAGATTATTCATCACACTTTTGTTGTTGAAGCAGACAGCGTTCTCGAAGCAGCACAAATAGTTCAGAGAAATAACTCTGCTATGAACAAAACACCTTGGGAGAAAGTAACCACAAACGTTGGTGAACCTGAGATCCAACACATCATGGAGGTTTAATCATGAGGAAAATTACTATCCAACTTTATGCCAACAGCGAGTACTCACTTGATGACAGGCTAAAAGAAATACAAATGGAAATTACCAAAATTGTTTGGCCTTCATGTTGCTTTACTGATGGCAGCCGTAAACATTTTGAATCAGGTTGCATTGAAGAAGAAAAGCAGTATCAACTTTCTGATTATGAATATGAGAAAGAAGATCCTACATGGAACTCAGGTGGCAATACTGTTTGTACTGGTAAATGGAAAATGCAAATTGTTCCAGACCAAGAGTACGTTAAGTTTCAAGAAACTCCTGACCTATGAAACAAACAACATCACAAAGTGCCAAGGTTCTGTATCACTTACAGAACTACGGCCCACTAACTGCCATCGAAGCGTTAGAACTGTTTGCTTGTTTCAGACTTGCTGCCAGAATAAATGATTTAAAGGAAGCAGGGCATGACATACAAACAGAAATGAAAAGACAGAAGAACGGCAAAAAAATTGCTGTTTATTCTTTACCAAAAATTCAAAAACAAGGAGAATTATTCTAATGATTCACGAATACGATTCAGCCGTAAAAGAAATTCCAATAACCAACAAACAAGATTGGTTAGAAAACAGATTGCTTGATGTAACTTCTACAGAAGTATCAGCATTGTTTAACGTCAACCCATACCAAACAGAGTTTGAGTTGTACAACCAGAAAAAAGATAAGGTTGTAATTAACATCGAAGACAATGAACGTATGGCATGGGGTCGCAGACTTGAAGACTCTATAGCTCAAGGTTGTGCAGAGTCTCAGGGATGGGATGTAGAACCATTTGATGTTTATCTCAGCAATAGCAACACACGCATGGGATCATCCTTTGACTACAAAATTGTTGGCGAAGGATCACTTGGAATTATGGAGGTTAAAAATGTTGATTCAATGGTTTATCGCACGAAGTGGATTGATGATGGCAATGGCCATATTGAAGCACCACCTCACATTGAGATGCAACTACAACATCAACTTCATGTTGCCAATGTTAGTTGGGGATGTATTGCTGCACTAGTTGGTGGCAACACACCAAAAACAATTGTTAGGGCAAGAAACAAAGAAGTTGGTGAGATGCTTGAAACAAAAGTAAAAGAGTTTTGGGAAAGAGTTAAGTTAGGTACAGCACCTAACATTGACTATCTTAGAGATTCAGAATACATGATGAAAAATTTATATAACGATGCAGACGCAAGTTTAATTATGAATGCTGATGAAGATACAGACATTTTAATTGATGATTACAATTCAATTAACAGAGAATGTGTCTCGTTAGAACAACAGAAAAAAGCAATAAAAGCACAAATTTTAGAAAAAAGCGGAGGTGCATCTAAGATTGTTTCTAAATACGGAACAATAAATTGTGGCATGAGTAAAGCTAGTCAGGGTAAATACATTACTCAAGACATGGTTGGTACTTACATCAACCCACGCAAAGCTTTTCGCCAATTCAGATTTAATCAACCAAAAGGAGTTTAACTAATGACCTCATCAATCACACCACTTGTAGCCATGCAGGGAACACTTGAAAAAATGGCAGACAAATTTAAAGAAGCATTGCCATCAACAATGGACGAATGGAAATTTATTAGCGTTGCAAAGTTGACGCTAAATAAAAATCCTAAATTAGTACAAGCAGACAAAAACAGTTTGATGCAAACTTTTATGAGGGCAGCACAAGACGGTTTGTACTTGGATGGCAAAGAAGCAGCAGCAGTTCAGTATGGCAATTCAGTTCAATACATACCAATGGTCGAAGGCATTATCAAGGTATTACATAATAGTGGTTTAATTAAAACTATTTGTGCTGAAGTTGTATACGAAAATGATTTGTTTGATTACGAATTAGGTACTGCACCAAAGATTACACACAAACCTTTAATAACTGGTGACCGTGGCAAACCTATATGTGTTTATGCAGTTGCTGTTACTACTAATGAAGGTGAGTACTACGAGGTAATGAACATGGCAGAAATAGATAAATGCCGTCAGGTATCCAAAGCTAGTTCATCTCCTCATAGTCCTTGGGTTAAATGGTTTGACCAGATGGCTAAGAAAACTGTTATCCATCGCATTGCAAAACGATTACCAAAGAACGATGCAATTAGTTCTGTTGTCAGAATAGATGATGATACTGAATTTAAACAGGCAGTAAATGTAACTCCTACACCTGATAAACAAGAACAGCCATTGTCTAGATTAAAAGAAGCTATGGGTATGGCAAAAGAAGAAGTAGATCAGGCAGCGGATAACGTTATAAACAATTATCGCAAAGAGTAGCAATGCATTATTATTCTCATCACATCAGCGACTATATGAGCCATACAGGGCATCTTAACCCTATGGAGGATCTTGCATACCGTAGATGCTTAGACATCTACTACTTGCACGAAAAGCCATTGCATGAGGATGCCAGTATAGTCGCTCGCAAAATAAGAATGCCTGATCATGTACCAGAAGTAAAAATTGTATTAGAAGAATTTTTTACACATGATGTAGGTAAAGGATGGATTAATCCTAGAGGTGATAAAGAAATTAAAAAATATAGAGACAAAATAGCAGCATCATCTAGAGGTGGTTATAGTGCAGCGTTAGTGAACCGTAAGTCCACCGCAAGTACACTAACGCCAACCAATAACCATAAACCAATAACCAATAACCATAAACCAATTAATAAGACGTTAAGACGTCCTCGTAATGTAAGCAAAAAAACATGGGATGATTTCTTAGTTCATAGAAAGAACAAGAAAGCACCATTAACAGAAACTGCTTTGATTGGTATAAAGAATGAAGTAAAGAAAACTTCTATTAGTCTGGAGGATGCATTGGTCATGTGCCAAGCACGAGGATGGCAAAGTTTTAAATCCGATTGGATTAGTAAAGAACAAAAGTCATTTGCTACAACAAACTACGGTGAGGGGGTACAAAAGATATGAATAAAAAATATACAATACAAATAACAATGGAGGACTACGGATTAATTCTTAAGGCTTATTTTTTAGCAGTACTTTATCTGACCACACAATATCCACTGCCAAAAAGAGGTCGAGATACAGATTGGAAAAAAGAAAAACGAGAAGAAAATTTTAAAAAGGCAGAAGAATTTAATAAATCTCATAATAGATTTATTAATACCTGTAGAGAAACTATGAAGGAGGTTTTATAAAATGAGTTTAGAAAAATTAATTAACAAGGATAGGCCAACAGAAGAACGCAAATGTTTAAAGCATGGTGCATATACTTCAACAAACTTCCTTGGCGAGCATTGGACAGAGTGTCCAAAATGCATGATTGAACGCAGGGATGCAGAAGCAAAGCTGCAAATAGCTCGTGATAAAAAAGCAGAAGTAGAACGTAAACAACGTAGATGGGCAGGGAAAATAGGAAGTGCAGCTATTCCAGAACGATTTAAAGATCGGACATTAGATAACTATATAGCAAAAACAAGTGGTCAAAAAAAAGCATTAGCTTTTGCAAAAGATTATGCAAAAAATTTTGACCAAGTAATAAAAACAGGACGTTCTGCAATCTTTGTTGGCAAGCCGGGAACTGGCAAAACCCACTTGGCAATAGGCATTGCGTTGAGCATTATGCAACAACAACGATCAACAGTATTTGTCACCGTACAACGTCTTATAAGAAGGGTAAAAGATAGTTGGCATACAAAAGCAGAAACAGAAAGCGAAGTAATTGATGCATTTGCGTCACCTGATTTGCTGATATTAGATGAAGTTGGTGTACAGTTTGGGTCAGAGTTTGAAAAACAATTGTTGTTTGATGTACTAAATGAACGCTATGAAAAACTTAAGCCATCTATTTTATTATCAAATATTCCTAGTGAACAATTAGGAGATTACCTTGGTGAACGTGTAACCGATAGGTTGCGTGAGAACGGAGGTGCATTAATTGGATTTAACTGGGATTCACATAGGAAAAATTTATGACAACTCAACAAAAAATTTTAGCAGCGAAATTACGCATTAAAGAACTAAAATTATTAATTAAACTATGGAGCAAAACACAATGAAAATTATTTGTAGCATGGACGAATACTATGACCTTAACGAAGTAATTACAGCAGGTTGTTGTTGGATTGGTTCTGGTGAAGGTGGTGACAAAAACATAGTTGATCTTAAAAAATTTAAAATGGCAACAAATTTTATAAGTAGCAAAGCACCTATAGTTTGGGAGATTTCATATGATTGAAATAGTTTTAGGGTGGCCGCCATCAGATCTATCACCAAATAAAAGATTGCATTGGGCAAAGCTGGCAACAGCAAAAAAACAATACAGAAAAGATTGCCAAAGTGTATCGAAAGAACAATTAAAAAAATACAGAGGAGTTTATAAAAACATCCCAGAAAAATTAGTTTTAGAAATGACTTTTATTCCACCAGATAGACGAAGTTATGACCGAGATAACTTAGTTGCTAGAATGAAGTCAGGTATTGACGGCCTTGCTGATGCATTAGGCATCAACGATAAACGTTTTAATACTGTTATCTCAACTATGGACTCAGACTACCTTGGTGGTTTTGTCCGCATACGCATATTACAGGAAATTCCTTATGGCACGAAAAATCAAAAACCTATCAGTCAAAACACGAGAGTACAAAGATAGAGATGGCAACCCAAAGGGAAACTGGGTCAACATTGGAGTCATTATGGAAAATGACCAAGGCAAACAATTTATGCTGTTAGATAAATGGATAAATTTTGCAGGGATACCTGACTATAGTGGTAAAGAAAATTCTGGATCAATAATGGTAAGTATGTTTGATGTAGATAATGACTATCAACCTAGTCGCAAAGACATACCACCATCTTATAAAGGCAACGACAACGATTTACCTTTTTAATTAATAACCCCAGAGTGAGCAGACCAATAATCACTCTGAGGTATCAGTTCTAGCGTGAGGTAGAGAACTAGAACCTAGTAGACCAACCGCTTACTTTTTTGGTGGCCTACCTTTTTTAGTTCCATACGTACCTTTACCTTTGGGCATAATAAACCTCCTTGTTTATTTTAATTATGAAAGAATTTTTTTATTCTGTCCATAGTTTTACGCTCTTCTTTTATTTGTTTTTTAACTAACATTGCTTCTAGTTCTATTAATCGACCTAATAAACTTGCAAGAAACACATCCTGTTTCATCTGATGACGTATAAGATGTGTGCAATATCTTTTTACACCATCGTAATCATCGCTTTTTAAGACTTCTCTAATACGCATCTCCACAGAAAGTTGTAACTCTACAGGTGGTTCTTCTAATTCGATATTAAGAAATCTATCTTTTGCCATCAGTTTAATTTAGGAAACAAATTTTGTTCAAGCAAGTCAACCAATTTATCGTCCACGGTATTTGAACTTTGTTTTACGAAAGATCGTAAAATTTGAATCACCAACCTTTTTGCATGAGTATTTGAAAGGAAGTGTAAAATTATAGTTTTTAAAATTTTGTACATAGGTTTATGTGTTACTTCCCAAACATAACAACATTTGCTAAGTTTGTCATAACTGCCTTAAATAAACTGTAGCTATCAGTTTACTCCTCACACACTAGGCAGTTTTTTTACATGGAAGATCAAGAAGAAAAAGAAGGTAATCGTGTTGAAACGATTGTTAAAATTGCTGTTCTTGTATGGTCTGCTGGAATGTTAACAGCATCTTATTACGAACCGCCTAGTGGAAAAAAAATTGTAGACTTTGATCCAACTTTTATCGCTTCGATTTTTAGTGGATCGCTTGCTTCTTTTGGCCTACAGGTAGGTAAAAAAAAGAACGGTAATGGCAATGCACCTAAAATAGTAGATAATAAAAATAACAAAGTAGGTATCAAATGAAAAAATTATTATTATTAAGTTTATTTTTTATTGTTCCATGTTACGCAAATACAGTTCCAACTTGGACTACTGGTTCATCTAACAGAACTGAAAATACTACCCAGACAATAGACCGCACAATTGTCACCATTAAATATGGCTCTGCTCTTGATACTTGGGAAGCTACTAACATTACTGCCACTTCAGATACAGGTGGAGGAATAACAGCTTCAGATGTTGTCTTCACTCCGACTGATAATACGGCTGAGTGGACACTAAGCATTACCTCAAGGGCTGCTAGTGCTACAACTGAACAGATCACCCAAACAGATGATATTACGACCACAAGCGTTATTACTAGCCTGTCTGTGTTTAGTCAGTAATTCTGTCAAAGCTGAGACAGATGTAATAGCACAACCCAATGCTGTTGGTAATTCCAGTATTATCAATCAAAACATGAATATAAATCAGGGGGCAACAAGTAAGAATCAATATGGAAATCTTGTTTGCTCTCAACCGTCAATGAGTTTTACACCTTTCTATACAGGTAATGATGCACAGGGTGAAGAGACATATAGCATTAATGAAGGATGGGGATTTCAAATGTCATTTATGGTTCCACTTGGAACTAATAACGAAACGTGTTCTGAGTTAGCAAAAGTAAAGCTAGACCTAGCCAAAGAAGAACTAGACAAGCAAGTCCATGATAAGCAGCTAATTCGTATTTTGAAGTGCGGACAACTTCACGCATCAGGCTACATGATAAATCCTAAGTCTAAGTTCGCATACATTTGCAATGATGTAATCAATATACGAAGTTATGTAAAAGCTAATCCTTCTTTGTTTGTATCTCCTTCACCTCCTTCTTCAAAACCTTAGTAAACATTTTCTTAAATGTTTTTTTGATAAAACCTAATACAGACTGCATAGCAATACCACCAGCTACAGATACAACAGACGCAGTACCAGCAGCTATAACACTAGAAGCTATTACTTCTGGTGCTGGTATAGGCATCTCACCAAAAAAGGGTATATTAAAAGTACCTACAGTTTCAACAGTTGAAGTATCTTCTAAGTTTTTTGGCAGGTTCAGTGGTATCTGTTCTGGCTTTATACCTTGCACTTCCTCGTCTTGCTCCTTTTCTTCTTCAGAAGTTTTTGCCTGATCTTCCGATAAACCCGACTGAACTTGTTCCAGAGAAGGTAAAAGGGCTGGATCTAGATATGGAACGTCTGCTATAGGTAAATCAAATTTTGTATTAGGTGGTATTAATATATCTTTAGTATTTGGGTAATATATTTTTGGTAAATCCAAATTGTTATTTTATAAAACAGAAATTATAAAAGCTAAAAGTTCAGTGTATCTAATGCTATATCTACTACCTGCTGGTAATGCTCGTTGTGTAATGTAACCGTCTTCATCTTTTTCTTCTGCTACAGCATCCCATTCGTCATAACAAAATAGTGCATAATCTTCTGCTTTTAAACCTTGTGCTTCAAATGCAGCTTTAACTTCTTGTGCAATTACACCACAATGTATTCTTGCTTTATCACCTTTAGCTGCAACTGCACTTTTATATTTAAATGTTTTTATTAAACCTTTTAATGTAGTAGCTACAGTTTTTTCAGCAGTTGTTAATGCTTGTATATCTTGTTTTAATCTTTCATCAGAAGTTTGTATTGTACCATTTGTCGCATAAACATCATCCCACAAAAGCGAACTAGAACCTAAATCAACACTATCAGAAGTTGCTGGAGTAAAATCAACGGTTCCATCAACCCTGTTAACATGAGTTCCTCCCATAAGTCCTGATAAACCACTGTAATTTGATGTTGCTAGTGGGATCATATAACTTGAACCTGTACTACTATTAATTGCAAAAGCTGCACCGCTACGACCAGAAGGGCCACTAAGGTTTGTGCCGGGTATATTAATAGTTTTAGTTGCTGTAGTACCGCTAGCTGTGCCTATACCTGTAAAATTTAATGTAGTTGCTGCTGTAGATAATGATGATCCTTCTTCTTGAATTGTCAAACTTCCACCACCACCACCACTTGCATTATCAACGTAAGCTGTAGTGGCAATCTTAGTAGAGTTATCCCCTGCTGATTGGGTCGTTCCAGTGACCCCATTAGTTAATACACCAGAGCTAGAAGTTAACCCACCAAATAAAGTATCTCTTGCAGCAATATCAACCCCATCTACTGTTCCAGCTATTGTTAAATTACCAGTTATATCAACATCACTGGCTACTGATCCATTTCCAAACTGAAAATTTCCAGTGTTATTTAATAGAAATCTACGTTGTGTATTAGTTTGGTCAGTTATAGCAAATCCACCATTTGAATTTCTAATGTCATAATCTGAATCATTATCATCATCAATTAAAGAAATTCTTGGAAAAGTACTTTGCACTCTTAAAGTTCCATTTGTAGTTATATTTCCGCTTGTACTTACATTTTGCGATCCAAAGTCAGGAGAAATCTTTGACCCTGCTATCGCTGCACTACTATTAATATCGTCATTAATAATACTTAAGTTTTTAAATGCACTGACTTCTGTTAATGCCATAATGTTTTACTATTCTGATACAGTCCAAGGTGTACCCTCGGCAGTAGTTGGTGCGTTTAATTCTGCAATAGCATCATCAACTTTTTTCTCAATATCACTAACTGTAGGGCCACCCATCACAGCAGCATCAGCTTCTATTTTAGCTTTTACCCAACCTAAAACTATACTTCTACCTCCATCAGATTCAGCTTTAATTGTATCCCAAGGTACTAAAGTGTCAGGTTTTGGTAAAGATACTGCACCTGTTTCTCTCCACTTTTCTTCTGTTCCATCCATTCCTTTTACACGATAGATTACCTCGTAAATATATTTATCAGCCGTTTCAAAACGACATTTATTAACTTCCCAAACTTTAGTAATTGCCATGATGTTAATTAGTTTCGTTTACTTGATTTAAAATTTTTTTTATTTCTTTTATAGCACCTTGATCTTCTATCAATGGTTGTTGTAACGCTCTTAGTTGTTCCTGTAACTTTGTAATTTCTTGTTCTATTTTTTGTGCTTTAGCAAGATTAGTATTAAACCTAGCTTCAATTTCAGATTGACTTTTTGTTAAGTAGCCAATAGTAGTTTCTTCAATTGTTGTCATAATTGTAAATATTTACATTTATATTATCAATACTTTTAATATTTGTCTCTAGGTAAAACCATATCTATATTTTAAAGCATTAAAGTTATGTAATATCTGTGCATCAGTTAATGTGGCTGCACTATCACTACCACTTGTGTAATAATGAAAGGCACCTATTTTACCAGCAAATAAATGCCTTGGGTTAGTGCTACCAGAAAATGTAGTTGCTTCAGAACCAGCAGCAAGAAAACCAAATCTAGGTGTTTCACTAGTAGCAGCACCACCCAATGTGCCATAAGTAGCTGTTTTAGTGTCAATTTTTACACCATCTACATAATATCTTAATTCGCCTGTAGTAAAAGTAACAGCCACATAATGCCAGCTATCATCTCTCAAATCACTACCAACTGTTGCAACCCTATCGTAAAGCTGACCACCACCACTAGCATTTGTTCCGACAAAACTAAAAGCTATTCTTCCAGCATTAGCAGCATTGTTACCAGCATCAAGTCCAATACCAAATCTCCAAACAGCACTTCGGTCAAATGATGCAATAATCCTTGGATCACCATTAGCTCTACCTAAAGTACTACTATTATTTTTAATCCAAGCAGCAAGGGTAAGGTTTGTAATACCATCTGATGATCCAGAAACGTAATTAAGATTACTGATGGAAATATTGTCATTAGTAGCAGCATTACCTGTTACATTTGCAAATTCAAATGCTTTTTCTGTTGTATCAAAAGTTATACGACCAGAAGTTGCTGCCGGATCTACTTGAGCGTGATAACCATTACCAGACAAATCAAGCCAATCATATGCCACACCACCAATAGTTGTTTGCGTACCAGAATAACTGTTGGTGTTATAGCCGTCATAATGAATAGTTAGGTTGTCTTTTATAATTCCACTATCTTTCCAATCTGTACCCATCCTTCCGTTTATTTCATTACCTTCTTTCCAAGTGCCATTGACATTTACAAAATAGTTTGTGGCATCTTTCCAAGTACCACCTACGTTAACAAAAACTCCTGACATAATTAACTAGGCACAACGATCCAGATGTCGCCATCTGCACCACCAGAAGGTTGTGATGTAGATGTTGTAATTTTTCTAAGGTCAGTAGATGTAGAAGCATTACTTGTTGTAGCTGAGATTGTAGATGTAGAACTTATACTTCCACTAACATCTAAAGCGTGTGTAGCACCGGGGGTTGTTGAATCACCTGTTCCATAACCAAGTCTCAAAGAATGAGCAACTGTCATTTCACCAAGACTAGTTAATGCCATAACTCCTCCAGAACTACTATGAGCAGAATCCATAAAAACAAAACCAGCGTCATCAACATTTGGTGTTTGAAATGTTATAGCAGTACCATTTAGCCCACCATAACTTACAACTTCTGTTCCTATTTGATAATTATTACCAGCGTAAAGGTTAATTTTATTTCTACTATGTGCAGCTTTCGCATTTATATGTGGATATACATTTGAAAATGTAAAATCTACTGTTTTACGAGGCATTATACTTTGATATACTTCATTCTCTGTCTCTTGAAAGTTCCACAATATTGTATGTGTACTGCCATCTGCTAGTTGTTTCATTAATTTTAGACCAGAAGCATCCAATGTAAAATAAACATGTTGTTGAGAAGTAGAAGCGGGTATAAATCTTAATTTTGGATGAGTACTATCAGATGGATCTAGAATAAGTTCATTTTGAATAGTACCACCATTAAAGGTAGACCCACCTGTAGCATCTTCCCACTGCACGGTTCCAGCACCATCACTGGTTAATACTTGTCCATCAGTACCATTAGAAGTTGGGAAAGTAAGACCGCCAGCAGTTAAAGCACCATTAAAAGAAACAACACCATCATCTGCTTGATAAATTTTTGTTGGTGTAGTTACTGCATAACCTGTTGGAAGTGTAGTTACTTCACTTCCCGAAGTAGTATTAACAACAATGTCATTTAATTGAGCCTCACCACGAGTTATAACATTTAAATTTGCTGTAATTGAACCATTAATTTGATTATTAACTTCTACAAATAGTTTAAAAGAACCTGTCGTTCCTGTTTCTTGCAGCAACAAACGTGGTGTTATATGCTCTGCGGTTCCTAAAATTGTAGATGTATATGTTCCAGCAACATATAAATCAGGACGAGTATTACTGCGTAATGCTATGTTTACATCTATAGTGTGAACTTGAGATCCACCATTAGCTGTAATTTTGCCAATAATGGAATAATTCTGTGAGTTAGCACTTGGTGTTATTGTTAAAATTTCTTGATATTCACCATCTACAAGATAAGAAGTACCAAAATAATCAACGGATATTTTTTTAACAAGACTATCGCCATATCTAAAAGCTTTAGCTTCTAATGTACCTGTTATATTTGCATCACCACTAACATCTAAGGCATGAGTAGCACCAGAAGCTGTTGTATCACTTTCTCCATAGCCAAGACGTAAAGAGTGAGCAAGTGTCATCTTACCTTCGGTGGTAAGTGCCATTGCACCTTGAGCTTTGGAGTGTACGCTATCTTTAAAAACCCATCCCCAAGCATTAGTGTTATTAAAATGAAAATTCATTGACCAGCCATCTAAACCACCATATGTCCAACCATTAGACATTCCTATTGCATATACTCCAGAACCTCCAAAGAAATCAAACTTATTATCATTTGAGTCAGCAGCAGCTATAAAGTTTTTAAAACTATCTAAAACAACGTGTCCACCAGTTACATTGACATTATTCGCAGCAGTTATATTTACTCCACTGGTAGGACTAACTGTTATTTGGTTTGTTTGAGAATTATTACCACCTCTTATAATTACAGCACTTCCAGTTGTAGCACTTATATATGTATGGTTATCTTCACTAATCATCATATACTCACTGCCTGACTGATTTTTATGGAACACTCCACCGTAATTAGTAGCGTGTGACCACTCACCTATTCTGAGGTCATCAAACGTGCCATCGCCTGTTGCTACTACATTACCAGTTGCAGTTATTCGCATCCTTTCGGGCGCACTGCTTGCATTTCCTGTATTAAATTTTAAGTAAGCATTACCCTGATCATCTTCATGGTAAGCACCTATTTGTGCAGATATACCAGCGTTATTTGTATCTGTTGTTGTAAAATCTATACCACCTACAAGACTATCTGTTTCTGCTGTTATATCAGAATCGGTAAGAGCTATTTTAGATGTTCCGTTAGAGACAATGTGTAATAACCTATTTGGAGTAGCAGTACCAATACCAATATTTCCATTAACCGTCACACCATTAGCAACTGTAGCTAGTTTGGCAGTTGAAGCTCCACCGTGAAAAAATGAAGCAGCACCATTTCCATCAAATTGAAATAACTTTTCGGATGTGCCATATCTATAACCAATAATTTGATTTGATTGAAATATTAAAGCACCTGTACCAGCATCACGAATAACTGAATTATTAGAATCGTGATATATCATTAAATCGCCATTAGTTGCATCACCAATTTTGATAGCGTTATTAGGAACACCATTTGTTATAGTGGCATCTGGAATAGTTATAGAGCCAGTAACATCTAACCCTGCGTCATCAAATCGACCTCTTTCTACTGTATCAATATGAAATCTTATAGTTGTATCACCAGCATTATCCTCTTGGCTTTCATCTGCTTTTAAAGTCATAGCAGAACCAGAACAGCTTATAAAATGGTCAATATTATTATTATCTGTATCAGTAAATCTTAGTTCTGGTAGTGTACTTGAAAGATGAAGTGTAGCTCCTACTGATGATGTACCTATACCAACTCTATTAAGTGTAGTGTTAACAAATAACGTATCTGTATCTACAGCTAATCCACCAGTAGTAAGTACACCATCAACCGTCACACCAGTAGCAGTTGTGGATAGTTTTGGAGTTGTGGAACCAGTGAAAAACAGTCGACATCCACCAGAACTACCAGAGCCATTAGAAAATGTTGCAATAATATTAGTACCTCCACCATTTCTTAAAGTAAAATATGAAGCATCAATAAATAAATTACCTGTTCCAGTTTCTTGAATATAACTATTTTGCGAGTCATGGTAAATTTTTAAATCACCACCAGTTGCCCCACCTAGCTGTAACTGTCCGTTATCAGGTAATTTTACATGACCAGTTGCAGTTATCCGCATCCTTTCTGTACCAGCATTTGACTGTCCAGCAGCACCAACAAGAGGTTGTACTCCTGTAGATCCAGTAAGAAATACTAAATCAGTTGGCATATCTGTTGCAGAATCAAAACTATCACTAGCAAAACCAGCTATAGAAGCTGCATATGCAACATTAGCTAAAGTGCCGTCTGTATGATTACCGCCAAAACTAACAGAACCTAATTTCTTATTTGTTTCAACTTTTTGATCTGTTCTATTACCTCCTAAATAAAGGTTTCCACTAAAAGCTTGATTTCCATTGCCATCTTGCCTTTTTCCAATGACTTCTATATAAGGTGAACCGCCAGAATTACTACTATCTACTATCTTAAGACCAGCCAAAGCACCAGCAGAAACATTAAGTCCGCCATTAACATCTACACCAGTAGAAGTTGTGGATAGCTTGGAAGTTGAACTACCGTCATGGTGTAGATGTACCGCAGTGTCTTGATCTAAAAGTATTGCACGTGAATTATCAACTTTAAATTCTATAGCGTTACCTGTATTTATTACAAAAGGAAGTGAACCAGAATCACCATTAGGAGTTGTAAATACTAATGTCCTACTATTATGAGTTTCTAAGGTCAGTATGTCGGTATTAGCAACAGAAGCTGTTGCGGTTATTGCACCAGTGACATCTACGCCTGTCGAGGTTGTGGATAAACGTGTAGTTGCTCCATGTCTAAACGTACAAGACCCACCAGTATTAAACTCTGCCATAAGGCGACTATTAGTACTATCCCAAAAAGATATTTGACTTCCATTTGTTTGTAGAGATAGTATTCCATTACCTGTTTCTCTTATAATTGAATTGCCATTTGACTGGTTATAAAATATTGCTAATTCATCATTATCGCCAAGTTTTAACTCTGCATTATTTGGTAAATCTATGTGGCTTGTGCCTGTAATAATTCCTTGAACTGCAATATTTCCAGTTATTCCAATTTCACCATAATTAGACTCACCACTTCTACCTTCTATTGTGAAAATATTTACATTTCTATCAAAATCTTTTATTGCAAAAACTCCATTTTGATTTTGTATTTGAAAATCATTTTCTGAATCACTATCGTTAAGAGATATTGATGGAAAAGCTGTATTAATTTGAATATTCGTACCAAAAGTATTTGCAGCACCTGAAGCGTCTGACTGTGCTATTCGACCCGAAATATCTACACTAGAATTTAGGTCTATATGTTTATCTGTATTTATTTTAAAAATTGGGTCATCTAAAGATTGACCTATTTGAAATAAACCTTGACTAGAAAATACGTAATAATCAGGATTATTATTAGTATCTAAAAATCTTATCTGACCGCCAGAATCATTACTAAAAGTAAATATTCCACCACCACATGAAAAATTTGCACTCGTAGTTACATTTTGCGATCCAAAATTAGGAGTAATTTTAGAACCTGCAATCTGAGCATTACTAGCTACCTTTGCATTATCAATGGTTCCATCACTTACAACACCTATATTTACTGATTTACCAATGGTAATTATAAAAAAGTCTGATCCACTAGCAGGGGCAGCACCAAATAATATTGATGACCCATTAAGAGCAAAGCCTTCACTTGGTTGACTTGTACCGCTATTAGGTTTTTGTATGACACCATTAACACTAACTAATAACTGTTGTGCTAATTCTGGTGGATTGTTAATATTAAATCTATAAGCACTACCATTAAATGTTGCACTATTTCCACCAGTGCCGTTATAACTACTAAGTGTATTTATATAAAAATTACCAATTAAAGGGTCTTGAAATGCTGTTCCGTTATAAATAAGTAGTTTGTCATCAGATGTTCTATAAATAATATCTCCTTCATCATTATCAGATGTAGGTGTAGAATTTACAACTCTGTACCTACTTCTAAAACTATCTACATCTGCACTAAAATTTAATAAATCTATTTCTCTTATTAATGCTTTATGGTAATCGTAAGTATGTAATGTAGTTGTTGTTTGTACCTGCAAACCAATACCACTACCTAAAGTCTTACTGCGTAAATCAGTAGGAAATCCATTTATAGTTACAGTAGAACTACCAGCACCATTAGATATAGTTGCAACACCGCTACTGTTTACAACTATTCCGTTAGCATCAGTAAGAGAAACTACAGTACCAGCATTTTCACTGGGATCAGGATGTGAAGTAGGAAAAGATGTTTTATCTGCTATCGCAACAAAACCACCTAAAGCATTTGTAACGGCAAGTACAAGATCATTAACAGCTTTTGATGTTGGTATCTTTGCATTGCTGTTAACTGTAACAGAAGTTTCTACTGCTGTAATACCTGTTAATGTACTAAGGTTTTCCGTAGTTGCTGTCATTCCGTCTAATTTATTTAAGTCAGATGCAACTGCTGTTAAACCGTCTATTTTATTTAACTCTGTAGTGCTTACTGTTGCTCCGTCTAATATCTGTACTTCAGCCTGTGTTAGATCAGATAGTGCAGCAGAACCACCTGTCTGACAACTAGATAAATTTTTTAAATCTGCATTTCCTATCTTTGCAGGTGTAACTTGGTCATCGCCAATCATATTAGTCGTGACTGTACCTGTATCACCTGTAGTTACGACAGGGCCAATTAAAGTTACATTGCCATTACTGTCAAATGATATTGTTTTAGTTGCACGAGTAGTAGCACTATCTGTTATTTCTAATCCAGTAATACCATCGGTTTGTTTAAATCTTATAGTTTTATCAATTACGTTTTGTTGTTGTTGATGTAAAATTACTGATTTGTCTAATGCATTATTAATAACTGACGGAAAAAATCCACCTTGGTTTGTTAATTCTGTTAATTGTTTTGCTTCTACTTTAGAAGTAATGACAATGTTAAATCCAACTAATGAACCACTACCTAAACTACCTGATGACAAAGTAACAGAACCACCGGGGTTATTATCCTGATCACCATTTAATGTAACTGTATAATCACTATTTAAATTTAAAACTGTTTCTGCGCCATTACTTGTCTGTATTTTTATTACCTTTACATCTGCTGTTGTAAATACTTTAAAAGCAAAAGCAAAATTATTACCAGTAGTGTACGCAGTAGTTTGGCGTGTCGTAGAATTTATTGCCATAGAATAAAACTTTTCTGCCTATTTATTAAGGGTACTAGTAACTTTATATATTACGGTCACACCTTTATTCCCTACTTCTGCGACTAGCTTTACCTGTAATTAATGCTCTTATATGATCTGGTATATTTTCGGGATCAACCACACCTCTTTCTATATCTATTTGTACGCTTACAGGTCTACCTAATATAGTAAATGGTATACCAGTGCTTAAAGACATTAAAGTTAAAATATCTCGTACATTTTTACCTGTAATTTCTTTATCAGGATCAGCAGCATTTATAAGAAATCTAGCAGTACCAACACCTGCTGCTTCTAAAGTAGAAATAGATGGACTTGTAGTTATTCTGTCATCATATGGTAAATCATTAAATGAATTAAATGGCACAATAGCTATGTTTCCAAAAGGTACAAGTGCAGCAGCAGACCTAAACTGCGAGCCAAAAAACCAACTAGCAACATCATCTATATAACCGTCTTCGTCTTCATCATCTAAATCACCACCTGTTGCCCTAACTATTAAATCTGCGACAAAAGCTGGCATTCCAAAACCAAGTAAATAAGTCATAAACAATTGTCCTTTTGTGCCTTGCCATCCAAGATCATTAAATAATTTTTTATATTGTGTAGCATTTAAATTTGCAATCATATTAAAGTAACCACCAAATTGCACCATAGTTTTATAAAAAGGTGAACCAACTTGGAATGCTGCTAAATCTTCTGCTTGTAAACTATCTTGTGTCATACGAACATTTGCATCTGCTTGTTGTATAGCTTCTTTCTGTACATCAGTTTCAGACATTGTCTTTGGACTTTCTGCTAATACTTTGTTGTAAGAAGCAGCCCATACAACAGTATCAACCTGATTTTGAAACGCTTGTTGTATAAAATATCCATGCCTTTCTGCCCATTTCTGTATTTTTTTAAATTGATTTGGGTTAAGTAATAATTGATTTAATGTATCTTGCACATCAAATATCTGATTAAATTGACGTTCTTTCATGTATGGAGATAGCTCTGCTATTTCTTCTTGTTGCTTCATAGGATTTTGCAAATAGGTTCCTAAAGCTCCTTTTAAATATTTAGGTTCTACTTTTAACATTGCAGGGAAATATCCTGTTAGCTGTTGCAATGCGTTTCTTATGTTTGCAAACATTATACCAATACCAGTTCTTGCTCTAACAGCTAACCAAAACTTATTAAATCCTTTAAATCTACCGGGAACCATTGTTATCTGTCGTGCAGAACGATTTAGCCAAGGCATTAATGCATCATCCATTATGGTTGGATCTAGTTGTGATAACCTACTTGCAAATCTTTTATTTTTTAAAATCTTAAATACATCTTCTATTGCAGGCTGGACAAATGCAAAACGTAAAGCATCATCTATATGTTTAGTCATTAATCGCAAATCTAAAGATAATGGTTTGTTATACTCCACACGTTCTTGCGTAAAACCATTACCAGTAGATGGTAATGATTGTCTAAACTCACTTCTTAAATCCTCTAGTTTTGCTTTAACTTCTGTCTCACCAACCATAAAAGGATCTGTTTTTGCAGGTACATATCCACCTCTAAATGATCCAAATCTATTAACTGTAGGTGTTGCTTCTACTGTTTTGAAATAATATCCATAAACATCTCGATGTGCATTTTGTAAAAGTGGCAACATTTGCTGGTTAAGATCCCATACTTCTTGTATAAACACAAAATCTTCGTTAGTTAAAATTCCTTCATTAATCATACGATCTACAAAAGTATCCCATTTAGTTGTATTCATTGATCCATCTTCATTAATATCTGCCCAACCTCTACCTAATAATAATTTTCTTAAATTACTAGTATTACCAGTGTGCAACATAGCACCTAGTAATTCTGCTTTACCATAA